GTTAAACTGTTCCAAACCTTTATCAGTTAGTACGTGATCGTACATTGAATCAAAGACCTTCAGTGGCAATGTACACACACTTGCACCGTTGTACCAGGCACGAACAGCACGAGGTACAGTGCGAATGGAAGCAGCTAGCACCTCAGTATGAACACCGTGGCGACAATAGATGTCAGAGATAGAACGAACAACTTCTAAACCAGCAATGCTTTGGTCATCCAAGCGACCTACAAATGGTGAGACATAAGAAGCTCCCGCTTTGGCAGCTAGGATCGCCTGTGCCGCGTTGAAGATCAAAGTAACGTTTACCTTAATGTCTTGCTCGCTAAGGATCTTACAGGCGAGCAGACCATCTACTGTGCAGGGAACCTTAATCGTGATGGCAGGTCCGATAGGTATATACTTTTCCGCCATTGCCAGCAGTTCGTCAGCTGTATCGCCAGATACCTCTGCAGAAATACTAGCACGATCGTCATCTCTGAAGATATGATTAATCTCTGTGATGACTTCGACGGGATCCCTTCCCTCTTTAAGCATAAGAGTTGGGTTGGTAGTAATACCGTCAATCAGACCTGTATAATACCTTTTTTTAATTTCTTCTACGTCAGATGTATCAAGAAAGATTTTCATTTATGTGTCCAAGTGTACCATTGATTAGTGGTTCTTATTCGCCCTTCGGGATCTCTTGAAGGAATAAAGCAATCGAAAGCTGCAGACACACGAACACCTTCACCTTTGTACGAACGTACAGCGTGGGGAAGAGATGGTGGGAAGAGGGTAAATTGCCCAAACTCGTTGGGTATATCTATTTTTTCCCCACCTAAAATATATGTAGTAGCTGTAGGATTTTCAGAACCCAAGAAGAGATTACCTGATACACTTTGAGGGTTAGTATCGTAGTTATCAGGTGTACCGAAGTGACGATGAGGAAAGATTTTATTATCCATCCTCAAGATATTTCCCCAAGATTGATAGTGAACTACCTCTCCTGGTGTCAGTGTTAGAAAGTCAGCAACAATTTCTTTAACACGTGGGAAACAATAATCTTCCCACGTCTCAAGATCGTGTAATAGATTATAGTACTGTTGCTTTCCTGTGATTTGATCTTCGGGATAATTGAAGATTGATTTGCCAAGACTGATAAGACCAGGCTCAGATTCCAGTAGACTTTCACGTAGTATTATAGCAGTTTTTTCGTCTAAAAGATACTGCTTAATACCAAAGTCATCTAGTTTCAAAATTCATTCTCCTGATCTTTCTCTGCTTACGATTCTCCTGAAACTGCTTGTCATTTTCTGACAGTACCCCAGGAGTCGTTCCAGCTTGAAACTTATCTTGAGAAACTATTTCAATGAGAGACAGGTCGTTACCAGAAATGGTAGTACCAGTAACTGTAGACATATTAGGACATCCACAGCATTTCGTTTCGATAGTATAGCTGGTCAGCTCTTTATTGCATTGTTTGCATCTGATAGTAAGCATTTATTTTTTCCATATGAATGAAAAGGGACATTTAGATTCTTCCTCTACATCATCCTTGATCATAGACCAGGATTTATTTGGCAACCAATTCTTAATACCTTGGTTCAATCTAAATTTACGTTGCACTTCCATAGGGGGTTCAATCCCTTCCCAGCGCTGTAGTTCGTAGCTATTATCTTTAGATCCACGAAATCTAACACAGTAAAGAGGGGTGCCACGTGGGACATTCACCTCTGTCTTGTGACAACGATAGGCACCATTGATTGATCTATACCACCTACCTAAAGGAAGTTCAGCTGTAATCAATTCCATCCCTGTCTTATGATGAAGTTCAGGATGGGGTATCATCTCGACCCAAAGATTTTTATTTGGTTTTTGTGGCCAAAACATCATACTTTGCGCCCATTGAATGACAAGAAAGTCTTTAAAGTTATAAGGATTTGAAGACTTCGCACTGTCGTAAGATTGTATCTTACCTTCTTGCACAAACATATAGTCTGCACAATTTTCTCTGGGAAAGCTGGTGTCATAGACTAAACCATCTGACTTCTGCCACTTGAATTTTATATCAAGTTGATTGAATACAACAAAAGTATTAGCCCAATACTGTTTCCAAGCAGGACACTTGTAGTATGAATTTTTTTGATGTTCCTCTTTGTGATACTCTATGTATTTCTGAGGAGGAAGATAGTACTCAGGAATGAATAGAGGGTGATGCATATCTGTCTGAGCAGGACTATTAGTTGCTTTGACAGTTTGATAGTTAGGGTTGTAAAAAATCTTAGTCATTTCCAGAATTTCATAGGACACTTAGAAGGGTCGTCTTTCTTGAAAAGGTTCCAAGATCCACCAGGCACCCATTGTTTAAAAGCTTGATGTTGATTCAATCTAATCTGCAATTCTTTTGGTGGTTTTGGTTCCGCCCATCTTCTCAAATTATATGCGTTGTTCTTACCACCTCTAAACCTCATAGTGTATAGGGGTTGCCCTCGTTTAATGTTAACCTTACTACCGTGTGCTTTAAATGCAGGATTAGCAGGACGATGCCACCTACCAATTGGATACTCTACACTGATAAACTCAAGCCCTGTATCGTGAAAAGTATCTGGCCAAGAATTCAATTCAATCCAGACGTTTCTTTCCTTTTTAGGCAACCACATAAAGAGCAGTTGAGGCATTTGAAAAACTAGATTGCCTTGATATTGACAACCAATATAACTACTGCTCCACAACACACCGTCTTCATAGATTTTACCTTCATTAATGGTGATGTGATCTCGGAAACCTTTTCCCTGAAAGTTTGTCTTATTAATAAGACCGCTCTTCATATCATATTCTAGATACAAATCAGTCTGACTGAACACAACCCACGTATTCGCCCAATAACTCCTCCAAGCAGGGCATTCATCATAGCTGTGACCCTTATGCTCTTCAGCAGCATAGTCTAGAGCACGCTGAGGAGGGATAAAAGCGTGTTCAGAATGCAAAGGGTGGTCCCAGATGCAGGTATTGACTCTAGGATCTTGCTCAATATATCCTACTGGAGGATGATAACAAGGAGCGTAATTAATTTTAGTTGCCATATCAAGTGCGGGAGGATCCGAACATCCTCATATCTAAGTCTGGGTCAGTAACGTTTTCGTATTTAATAGCATAGGTGTAGCGAACGTTCTCAGAGAATGGAGTTGCCCTATGCCAGATAGCACCATCAAAACAAACAGCTCTATTAGGTAAAGGCAATGAACCATAGGTATGATCTTCACACCAGAACTCAGTGCATCCACCTTCGTTTCTTTCCCAATGATGTTGAGGGTAGTACAACACAGTGTAAGCTTCTAGTCCATCAACAGGGACAGTATCGAAGTGCCATCTAGGACACTCACCAGGAAAGAATACATTCACATACATACGAATGCAATCAAAGTCTTTTGTCAAGCAACTGAAACTATCTCTAGCAACTTGATCAAACTTTTTATAGATTGGTTCGTGTTCTCTAATGTTTACCGTAAGACCAGTAGGTCTATCAGGTCTGTCATCATATTCACCCCAACGTGCTGAGGTATTGGAAGCATACAAGTAAGACTTATAGTGATGCTTGTCTTCCAGAAAATTGTCTTTTGTGTATAATTCCATAACAGGTCAGGTAGGACTCGAACCTACAATCGGCAACTTAGAAGGTTGATGCATTATCCATTATGCTACTGACCCAAAAAAGAAGAGATCAATTGATCTCTTCGTCAAGCCATTCGCTGAATTCTTCTATAAGTGCGATGCAGGATTGAGCGTCGTTACGCTCTGAGTGATAATCTAATCGCTCGATAATGTACTTACTAATTTCACTCTGATTCATAGTAGTCTTTTCGATAGTACCTCCCGAGGATGTTGCTATTATAGAAGGCAGGGATGCCGTCTGTCAAGCTCTCGGTAAGAACGTTATTAATGAAGAGTTGGCGGGTCTCTTCGTAGTTGACTCGCCCTGGAGTGGTGTGTAAGGAGAGGATTTCTCTAGCAAAAGACTCCCGTCCATACGTTCGTACATCTTCTGTAAGCTCTGGACAACTTCCATAGTACTTTCTCCAGTTACTTTCACTTGTAACTCTTCGCCGCTTTGCAGTACCACCTGTATCTCTAGGCTTTCGTTTTTGCCAGAAGTATTTTCTACCGATGTAGGAACGGTTGGTGGTGCTACAGGTGATTTTGTAGACAAACCCGTAGTTGTCCCCAATAAGAGACCCATCAAAGACGCTCCCACGATACATCCAGGGATTTGGATACGGTTCACCCATTTCATAATCTTAAATTCTCTCATTGATATTTAGTATGGTTTGGTAAACGTGGATTGTGTTTTGCAAGGGGATGTCAATCTCCTTGTGCTGCTCTATTATATTACAATAATCCAACCAGCGCAAGGAAGTCTTGAGAGGTTCATCAAACTCAACACCGCCCATAAACCTCACTCTTCTCTCTCCCCTGGTCTCGCAGAAATTGTATACTATTTCCTCTGATTGCTCACCAATATTACGGCGAACAGCTTCTCTAGTTATCACTAAACCAGGTACATAAAATTCTGTACCATATATTGCGTGAAAAAGACCTGCACGTTGTTCGTGTTCAGGTCTTTTATAGTCGTGTAGTAGTTTGTATACTCCGATAAGATGTGCCAGAAGGTTCCTACTATCGTGAGGTATCTGTTCACATCCTATCTTACGTAGGAACTCAATCTCCTTTTCCATTTGGTTGCCGTAGATAACGATACTTCAATGCAGACAACCGCCAAGCTTGCGCTAAGGACTTAGGTCCCTTCTTAAGAAGAGTTTCCTCTTCCTCAGTGAGAGGGAACCTTTTGTCTAACAACATTCTGCGTTTCCAATAAGGCATTACAGAGAAAATCCAGCAAAAGTATCAGCTTTGACATCTTGTTTGATGCCACCGATAAGATAAGACTCAACCTCTGTCTCCTGTGGTGCCACCTGCATACCCTTAGAAGAGATCCAATGCTCTGTCCAGGGCAGAGGATTGTTGCTAGCAGGAACATCATAAACAGGTTTGATACCAATCGACTTCATACGACGATTGGCAATCCACTCAACATACTGAGCAAGAAGACGGTCATTCAGACCTAGCATCGATCCATCTTTGAACAGATACTTTGCCCATTCTTTCTCCTCATCAACACATTTTTTAAAGCAAGAAAGAGTATACTCCTCTTCTTCTTTAGCAATCTCTACCATCTCAGGGTCGTCCCCTTGCTGCCACTTTTTGATAATGTTTTGAGTGAGGACAAGATGCTGGTTTTCGTCTCTGGCGATGAAAGAGATAATTTTAGCTGATCCTTCCATAAGTTTGAGTTCAGCAAATGCGAAAGAGCACGCAAACGAGACATAGAATCTAATCCCTTCCAAGATGTTGACATTGATAACTGCACGATAGAGTTTACGTTTAAGATCGCGGAGAGTCCACTGCGAAGTGGGAGAATCTTTGAAATCATCTCTCCAAAGGTTGCCTGTACCATACTCCTGCGCCGCATTGATGAAGTCATCATAAGCTGCAGTGACAGACTTTGCTCTCTCTATGATTCTAGCGTCATTTGTGATGTGGTCAAGTACCTCAGCAGGATCACTATAGACATTCTTAATGATGTAGGTGTAGGAGCGACTATGAATCATCTCCATCATACCCCACACGGTCATTGCTGACTCAAGTTCGGGTAAGCTACAATAAGGACCAAAAGCCATCCCAGGACCACGCCCTTGTACAGAATCCAAAAGGATCTGATACTTAAGATTGGAGGTAAAGATGTGCTTTTGTACATCATTGAGTGTCTGATAGTCAGATCTATCTTTCTGGAGAGAGACTTCCTCGGGTCTCCAGAAATAACTGAGCTGTGTCTGAGTAAGTTTTTCAAACACAGGATACTTTTGAGTATCATATCTTTGAACACCAAGTGGGCGTCCAAAGAACATTGGTTGCGAAGTATAATCGACAGCATTTTGATTAAAAACGGTCATTCCTTCTACTTTAGATGGTGCAACTGTCACAGTCTTCTCCTTCCGTTTGTAATATTTGTTCTAACAAAGTTTTCTCATCAGGCACATCATCTGTTTTGTTGTCGTATGTGTTTTGATAGTAAGAAGTCTTCCATCCATACTTGTAAGTCTTCAGGAGATCCTGTGCCATTACGGAAACAGGGACTTCACCGTTATCATAGTGAGCTGGATTGTAACTCCAGTTGCCAGAAATTCCTTGGTCAAAGAATTTTTGGAGAATAGCAACGACTTTGATGTAACCATCATTGTCAGGCATATCCCATAGCAGGGTATAGTCGTTCTTGTGCTTCACATACTGAGGCACAATCGTTTTAAGGACACCCTTCTTACTCTTCTTGACCGTGAGATAGTCACGAGGAGGTTCGATACCATTCGTAGTGCCACAGACGACGCTAGAGGACTCCGAGGGCATCTGAGCAGTCAGTGTGGAGTTGCGAAGACCGTGGTTCCAGATCTCGTCACCAAGTGCTGCCCAATCCATCTTAAGCTCAAACTTTTGGTTCTTGTCATCATAACAAAACTCGTCAATATCAGTCTTATATGTATCGACAGGCATAACCTTACGGGAATACTTTGTCTGTTCAAATGCCTCACAAGGACCATACTCTTTAGCAAGTTGCATCGATGCTTCCAGCAAATAGAATTGGAATCTCTCTGCCAAAATGTGCACTGACTTGTGTGCTTCCCAAGAATCGTATTTGAATCCAAGTTTAGCAAGGTAGTGTGCCAAACCAATGAAACCAATACCTAGGGAACGACGTTGACGGGTGGAGTTTTCTGCAGCTTTGACAGGATACTGTTGATAATCAATCAATACATCCAAGGATCTTACCGACAGTTCACAGAGACGACGGAGATGATCCCAATCTCTCAGTTTGCTGAGGTTAACAGCAGACAGAATACACAGTGCAATTTCACCGTGACCATCAATATGCTGCAGAGGATCCGTAGGCAGTGTAATTTCCTGACACAGGTTACTCATCTTGATAGGAGTATCAAAAGAAGAGTGATCGTTGCAATGATCGATATTCATAATATAGATACGACCAGTCTCAGCACGTTCCTTAAGCAAAGACAAGAACAGTTCTTGAGCTTTGACAGTCTTCTTAGGAATCAACTCGTTAGCCTCAGCTTCCAAGTACATATTATCAAAGGACTCGCTACCAAATTCCTCATACATTTCAGGAACGTCGTGGGGACTGAAGAGTGTGATGTCTTCGTTGTTAATGAAACGTTGGTAGAACAGTTTAGAAATCTGAATAGAGTAGTCCAGTTTACGGACACGGTTATCTTCAGTTCCTTTGTTGTTCTTAAGAACTAGGATGTCTTGGATTTCTTGGTGCCAGATTGGGAAGTGGACTGTTGCTGATCCTCCACGAATCCCATTTTGCGTGCAGCATCGTACAGTTGATTCAAATTTTTTAAGGAAAGGAACAACACCCGTGTGTTGAACTTCTCCACCTCTGATTTTACTGTTGATGCCACGGATTCTGCCTGCGTTAATACCGATACCTGCCCTTTGTGCAACATATTTGCCAATAGCCATATCGCTAGTAAAGATACTATCGAGGGTGTCATCAGCATCAATAAGAACACAGCTTGCGAATTGCCTAATAGGTGTTCGCACTCCCGCCATAATTGGCGTTGGGAGGTTGAGCTGGTGTTTGGAGATTGCATCGTAGTAATCCTTTACGTACTTGAGACGAGTTTCTTTCGGATAAACAGAAAAGATCGTAGCGGCAATCAGCACATACATCTGCTGAGGAGACTCATAGATCTCCCCACTACTACGGTCCTGTACAAGATACTTATCGGAAACCTGACGGAGACCAGCATAAGTAAACAGCATATCACGTTCGTAATCAATATAATTATTGATTCGATCCCACTCAATATCATTATAAGCATTCACAAGAGTGCTGTCGTAGACACCCTTCCTAGCACCATCGAGTAGATGCTGAAAAATATGGGGAGGTTTTCTATTTCTACCATACAACTTCTTGCGAATAGAAATACTAAGCAAACGTGCTGCAACGTATTGATAGTTAGGATTCTCAAGGGTAATCAAATCAGATGCAGAACGAATCAAGATATCTTGAATCTGTTCAGTAGTGATACCATCATAAAATTGAATGCCAGATTGAATCTCAACCTGAGAAGCACTTACACCAGAGAGTCCGAGGCAAGCTTCCTCTACCATAATATGAATCTTTTCTAGATTCAGTGATTCGGGAAGTCCATTTCTCTTAACAACTGTAAGTTCTTCAGTGGGGGTCATACTCGTTTCCATTCTGTTAGTTTTACTTGGGCTTGGAGTCCGTTAAATGTATTAGATTCTACCACGGATTGAACTTCAATGCCAGCGTTAACCATATCATTGAGATCTTTCTGTAGTATTGATTTTGGCCAGATGACTACTGGATTTCCTTTGAGGATGGTTGCTGCAATCTTATCAACAATCTGTTTACTTCGGGGTTCGTTGTCGAAGGCGTATACAAATTGATAATTAAAAGAGCTGAGGTCAACATCGCTACCACACATAGCGATAGCATTTCTAAGGAAATGACTGTCGAATGGTCCTTCTGTGACGTATACTGTTTCTGTTTTGTCAATGTCGCTTAGTCCATATACTTTAGGTACATCATCTTCAAGCATTACGGTAACGTACCGCAGCTTATCATTAGGGTTTAGGGAGCGCCCCTGATACCCAAACAGGTTACCGTCTTCATCCTCCAAAGGAATAACAATTCGAGATTCCTCACTGTCTATACGATCATAAGTTTGCTTCAAAGAGTTAGTCCACTCTTTGAACTTTTCTGCGTAATAGAACTTTGACAGTGTTTCTTCTGGCAATCCTCGTTTTGTTAAATACGTCCTTGCGGGGTGAAGATTATTTAGGTCCGAGACTAGTGGAAGTTTGATTCTTTTTTTGTTTTTAAAGACAGGTTTTTTAAAAACACTAGTGTCAATAACCCTTCTCTTTTTGGTACCAGTATTTCTCTTGAATTTCTCAAGATTATACTCTTCCCATAACTGGGTGTCCTGATCTTTCAGGAAATTATGAAAGGCTTTAGAAGTTCCACAGTTGTGGCATTTGTATACCAAACCTGTCTTAGTAGTGAAAAGGTATCCTCTCTTCTTGGAACTCCGACGCTCGGAGTCTCCGCAGTAAGGGCACCTAAAATTGTAGAGACCAGACTTCTTGGTACTAAATCCCTGCAGTCTGGAAGCTAGTAGATTTACGTACTGCAAATCTAGATGATTCATCAGGTACAGGAGCAGTCGGTCCTCCGATTATAGCAGAAGGCTTCACCTCAAACAAGGGGGTGATGGTGTTTTGTATAAAAGGTGTGACAAAGAACACAAGAACTGCGACAGCACCTGTTGCTATGTACATCTTCTTCTCCATCTCATCAATCTTTTTCTTGACCAGCATAATATCACGCTCGCAACCTTTCTTGATCTCGTCAGTTTTCACCTCAAGATCTTTGTGAAGGTTATCGATTTTGAGAAACAAAACGTCATCAATTTTTTCTTGTTGCGCAAGTTTCTCTTGATGCACTGCCAGTAATTGTCCCATTTTTATAGAATTATCTTGTAAAGATGTTACAACATCTTCTAAACGGTCAAGGATTGCAACGCTAACTGAATCCATAGCTCTACTATTCGTATATCTTAGTTTTGTCGGACGGCAAAATCAATAGCTGCAAGATATGTTTCAGGAGATTGGTTCAGCATTTGCTGAAATCTAATTTGATTAGCGGGATCCAATGCCTGATGAACAGCAACTGCACGCTTAGCAGAATACTGATCCATCTTAATAGAATTATCACCAACTCGAACGTCAGCAAATCCTTGGGTGTCTCCAATTTCGCCAGCAGCAAGTTGAGTTGCTGTTGCTAGTACATCATTTTCCATAACAAATTCTTCTTTTTTAAACTTCTTAGTTTGATCGGATGCTTTCTTTTTAAAGTCAGAAAGACGTGCCTTCATCAGGGTGTCCATCTCTTTGGTTTTAGATTGCATCTTGCTCTTAGCTTCGTCTCTCTTCTTTTGGAGATCCTTAGCACGACCAAGTTTCTTGCCTTGCTGAATTTGCTTTTGAGCTCTTTCAGTTTCGCTAGAAGCTTCAGTAATTTTCTTCAGTTCTTCAGACATTTTTCCTTTTCGATTTAGTAAAACGCGAGAGACGAGTTTACGACCTGCTTTAGTACGCCCATCATAGCGAGCGTTATTCTTTTTGTATTTAGTACGTGAACGTTTTCCAACAATGACGTGAGCAGGAGGCAATGCAACTCTACTGCCGTCACCAGCTGAATTTACGGGAGCATCCTCGTTCATAGTTGATCCAATTCCTCTAAAGTATATGTATCAATATAAGGATCGTCTAATTCTGCAGGCAATTGATTTATGTACTTAAGAAAAGACTTTAGTATTTGCCAATTAGACTTGTCTATCTTATGGAATAGCATAAGAGTAGAAGCTTCACCAAAAATATTGTAGATAACAATAATATGATTAAGAATGAGATGAACCTTTAGTTCACCTGTCTTCTCATAACGTTTAAACAATCTCTTGATATATTTAAAACGTTTTAAATCCTCAAGGAAGTCCTCGTAAGTTATTCCTTGAGGATTGTTGTAGTTTTTTGAGGCAAAGAGAAGAAAGTTTTCATCATTTAAATAGTCAAATCTCATTCTCTAACCATTACGCAGTGGTGATAGCAGCTGTGTCAGAAACCAATTCAGGAGCACCGTTAGTAGAGTTAATCTTCACACGGTATGTGCCAGCATTGGTTGCTGCATAGGTTCCAACAGTATACGTTGCAGCAGTTGCACCAGCAACGTTAGCGAAACGATTGCCAGACTTCTTCTGCCACTGATAGGTGAGGAGTGAAGCATCACCAGGAGGTGTACCAGTAGCGGTGACTGCGAGAGACATAGCAGCGCCCACAGCTACAGCAGCGTCAGCAGGTTGTGAACTGATAGCAATTGCTGCAGCAACGTCAGCAGCGATTGAATCATCTGCCTGAGTCTCCGAAGCGTTAGCCTCAGGGTCTTGGATATTCACCAAGCACTCTGACTTGTGACGTGTGTTTCCAGCAGCGTCTGTATAAGTCTGATACGACCACCAACCAGGAGAAACCAAACCGCGATTACGATTAGCGGCAAGTGCTGCTTCAGTGGCATCGATAAACACAACAGTAGCACCACTAGTATCAGCAACCAGAGTTGCTTCTACCGCAGTTTTTGCTGCATTGCTGTCTTCAGCTTTGTAGAGGGACATCGTACTAAATCTGTTTAAAAGTATTTATAAATCAGGATGATGGTGGAAGACCATTAATGGTTTCACGGGTCACGGAGAATTCTTCCTTACCCTTCTCATCAGGGACTCCTAAAAGAATACCTCTAGTTTTGTGAGTCTGTTTCCTGAGACCTTGTGCGTGCTGTTCGCGCAGCAGTGCGTTCTGAGTATCAATCTCAGCAGCAGTCATATGTTCGATCCACTCACCTGTGTTAACAAGTGCCTTAGCTTGTGCTGGAACGATGCAATCCTGAGGGTTATCGACAACGAATTTGACATCCATATCGCCAGTGAATCCACTGCCGTTTCCTGCCATAGCCATCTCGACATCCATCAAGACTCCTTTAGAAGACATAACCACACGGAAAGATGCACCGTTATGATTGATGTCATCACCATTGGCGTCTACTAATTGAACTCTAACATTAGCACCTTTCTTGTATCTACCTTTTTCGTAGACACGAACTGTGTCAATGGTTCCTAGAATGTCAGGATTGCCCTGAAAGTATTTGATGGTACCGTCGGCTTGAGGAAGAGCAGTGATAATACCCTGCTCCTCTCTCTCAACGAATTGCGGTTTCCAATTGTTTGCGTCAACGCCCATTGGTTTTGATAAAAACTACAGTCTTGAGTTATTTATAAAAAGTATAGAACTACTCTTCGCGAGCAGCAATTGCTTTCGTGACAACCTCAAGAAGTTGGTCATCCATCTCAGTCTTGGTCAACTTAACTGCCTTAGAAAGAATAACAAGACAGATCTCAACCATTTTCTCACCGAGTTCTTCATTCTCAGGAATGTTTGAAACGGCATCTTTGATAATTTTCGATGCTAGTGGGAGTAGGAATGCAAGCATTTTAATAAAGTTATAAGGCTCTATTATTTAGACTTCTTTTTGCCCATTGCCTTAGCAATTGCAGAACGTCTGTTCTTCAAATACTTGTCAGACTTATCCACGTCGCCATCATTGTCAACGTCAGAGTCTTCTTTACCTACGGGATCAAGCTTCTTCTCTTTGATCTCTTCACCAGTGGGTTCAAATCCTGCTTTGACACAGTTGTTGACTTCCTTACCACCTTTCTTTTTGGTGCCCTTCTTCTTATAACCTTTCCAGCAAGAGGTGTTGCCGTTGTCATCAACGCCGTCCATCTTGACTTCGACAAGATCATACTCCTCGCCGTCAATCTCAAGAGAGTACTCGCTACCAACACTTTCCTTCTTGACTTTCTTCTTCTTTAGTTTTACTTCTTTAGGATCATCGGAGTCTGCCTTGATTTCAGGCATCACTTCGATTTCTGATGTCTCTTCAAAGTGCTGAACGTTCCAGTGCTCAAGCGCTTCTTCAAGGAATTTCTTGAAAGGCTTCATCTTACTAAGTAATTTTAATTATTTATAAAACAGAATGTTCTCTTAGATCCTTGACCCAGGATCTAAATATTTTATTGTTCTCACCCAGTGCAATAACATAGTTTGGACCACGACGGATCACTTTACCCGTCTTACCATTAGAAATGTGCTGAACCCAATCTCCTTCGGAGAATATAAGGTCTTTTCTGTAGTCCTCCTGAACGTCTTTTTCAAATCTTTCGGTGATAGATTTTCTAAATTGACGAAAAGATTTCATACTAGCAGTTCCACTTTCTAAGAGATTTTGACAAACGGTCATCACCCGTGTTGTTGGATGATTTCTGTCTCTTTCTCATACCTTTCATTCTAGCACAGAAGGATGCCCTACGGGGATTTCCAACCTTTTTTGATGGTGCCTTAAGGTCTGATCCAGGATTTTCTCTCTCGTAAGACTTGCGTCCTTTTTCGTTGAGTCCTCCTTCTTTGTTCTTACCTGACTTCTTTGTCCAGGCAGCTCCTTCATCCAGTCCCAGTTCCCTTCGCTTTTCAGCAAGATCGGGGTGAGGGGCGTACAAAGGTCCTTCATAATTTCCAGCGAATTTTGTTTTTGGTTCTCCATCTACAGTCGATTGTTCGGACACTATACCAGCGTCAACTGCAGCAGCTTCTTTCTCTGAGTCGGAAGCGTCTGTTACGGAATACTTGTCCCATCCTGCTGAACCGTATCCACACACAGATCGCTTCTCACGCTTACCGCAAAGGCGACAATATCTTTCCTCGTTTTTGCCGCCTTTACCACAGCTCTCAAGTACAGCTTCAGTGAGCGTTTTAAATTCGTTTAAACTTTTCATTTAAAGTTTGATGGTAAGGCGTCAGCAATTTCTTTCATTAACTTTTGGCATTCAGTGTCACTAAGGGCACGAGGAATACCTTCTCGAAAGGTTGCAAAGTCACCAGCAAATGCTGCTCTTCGCATTTTAGTACCAGAGATGGCAAACGTATCTCCGTCTGCATCACGGTTACCTGAGGAAACCACATCGAGTTTACGGAAGAAATATTCCTTCCCGTTATATTTATGTATGAATTTGAAAGCATCTACTCTATCCGACCCAACCACAAGAGTAGCATCATCATATCCAGCTGCTTGAATTTCTTGCAAGCACTCAATCACATCTTTCTTAGCACCTGTAATGTTACTGGCATATAACCTGAACATTTTTTTCATCCACGATACTTTATTTTCTGGGCGTAATGGATTTTTACCTTTGCTATCGTGAGAACGAGAAGTATAAATCCTCCAATCGCAGCTGCCAGCAGCATTTTTAACTCCTTTGATATTTTCTTCGTGACCTGTAGTGGGTGGTTGAAACCTACCGAAGGTAAAGTAACAACACTTGTAAATATGATCTACCGCCATTGCTTTTGTATAGTGAAGTTATTGTATGCAAACTCAATTCGATTGACCAACTTAATCATATCACCATTCTGATGTAGAACATATCCTTCAGGGGTAGTGACCTTATAACCGTTGTCAGTCTGAACGAATGTTCTGAATTGTTCTAGGTGATCTAGTTTATCTATAACAAATTTCTTTGCTATCTGCATCTCTTTGTAGAGTGCCAGCATAGCTTTAAACTTTCTTTCGTTGTGATCAAGGAACTGTTCACTCTCATATACAAGCTGACGTTTCTTAGTTAGGTTTGCTTGCGTCTTAATCTTAGCCAACTCTTTCTTTGTCTTCTCGTGATAAAAAATAATCAAATTATCAAGTGCTCTTCTGACATTTTGAACCTCTCTACCTTCACGAATCTCATTATTAAAATACTGCTTTAAGTAAGAAGCAACGTGAAATTTTTTATCTCCTGTAGTGCCTATATTAGAAACCACAAGGTTTAAAAAATCTCCACATAAATCACACATCTTCTCAATTTTTTTAATGTGATTATGAAATTTAACAATCTCGTTACTACTTAAGGTAACACTGTTGATAGGAGTATCATTAGAAATAACTAGTACCTCTGGCACCTTTACAAAGGTATTGATAGGAGCACCAGCACGAGCTTGCATTGACTGGAAGTCATCACCAGTATAGTGAGTATGAAAAACTACACCGATCTTCGATACCTTTGCTGCTCTACCAATAGGATGATCTATTGGAATGCCATAAGTGATAGTGTTAGGTCTAAAGGTATAAAGTTTCTCTCCATCTACAGTCTCTGTATCAAGTGTGCTGCTGGTGTATAACAAGTCACCTTGTACAATACCAGGGATATTAAGCTTACTAAAATATGCCAGTGAGAACTTAAGTTTCTCTGCCAGGTCACCCTCGTAATACATATCCACATCTATATCGCTGTAACAAGCTTTAGGTGTCTTGGCAAATACAGACTTAGTACCCACGAAAAACATACCATTTTGAGGATTCTTTCCGCAGATGATAGAGGGAGCGCCATCCCATTTGGTCTGCATAAATCCATCCGACTTAGACTTTTTACCCAGCATTGCTAACAGTTCTTCAAGAAATGATACTGCTGCCATACATCCATCGACGCCGTAGTTCAGCATCTCATCTTCAAGATGCTCCAGGTGCTTAAGCTGTTTTACATTTGCCATTAGTCGTCGTAACCTTCGTCTGATGTACTGAACAATAGTTCATCTTTAAACTTATACGCTGACTGCAATTTGTCTGGCCAAGGTAAACTGCTACCAGATGTATCACGAATATTAAATTTCAACTCCATAACTGGTGTCTTCACTGTAATATCAACACGTTGACCAGTACCAGTTTTACCTCCATAATGAACTATGACAGATGTAATGTTAGTTGCATCATCACATTTCTGTTTAGTCATAGGAAAGCTTTTTATCTTTCCACCAGTCTGCAAATGAGTATAGTGGTATCCATACCCTATAGATCCTCGGATCATACTTTGCAGTAGTCCTCTATTATACGTAGGGTTTGTAACGTTACCGCCACTGACTACTTCACCCGCAAGAGCTTCTTGAAATATCTTACAAAGTCTTTGATTATCTATACCAAACGTTTCAAGAACTTTCAATCCAACTTGATTGGTAATTTTTCCCACAGACAATTCACTCTGAGGAAATATTTTTTTCATACCTAAGTTGGACATCGTTGTTGTCCCACCTTTCTTTAGAGAAAGATAAATTTCCTGATCCGCTTTCCCTTTACATTTAGTTTTCAAGGTCAAGTCAGTGACAATAGAACCAATGTCATAATTGGTTGCTGTAGCATCACCAACTTTCCAACTAGTACCAGAAAATACTAATGGTCTTTTCTTGTTCAACTCACCTTCAGAAACAAGAACAAACTGACAGTCATTTAAATCATACGTCTTAACAAGATCTTCAATAAAAGCTTTGTATGGATTGTTAGTATATTCATTAGTCTCAATCCAATCATTTAAACCATTCTCCAACTGCTTCTCAAACAAGTTGCCTGTGTTTGATGCACCACGATTACCTCTGCTACCATCGCCTGCAGTAAATTTAAGATTACTTATCTTTAACTTCGTCTTCAATTGCGCTTCTGTAAACTGTCCTTTCAATGCACGTGCATACTTAACATCATTCTTCCTGTCAGAAGCGAAAGCAAGTGGATCGGGAAGCAGTTTCCCATACTCAGTCACTAGATAATTCCACAGTCGTGTCGCCTCAATAGCGGACTGCGGATTCATATGGGACACAGCTGCGCTGAGTTCCTTATAATCTTTAGGGATGACGTTGTATGCCATAAAAAAAGACCCTCCGATGTATTTATCAGAAGGTCTTTAGTCTATCAGAGGTGCCCGTTGTTTTCAAGCCATTCTCGGGTCATCGGGGTCAGTTCATAATCTGACCACATCGTACCAGCAGCGCAAGACTCAAGTGCATTTTGTGTCATACTCTCAGTTCGTGCTGCCCAAAACGCTTCCTTCTCCCAAGGAATAGCACTAGGTTGACTTCTGTAGGTATCTTTAGCCATATCTTGCCAGATCTGAGGAACGTCTTCCTCATTATGAATGATACCAATAAAGTTATTATTGATACCACCTGCCATACAATCCTGTGCAGCGTGCCATCCTTCGTGACGGACAACACTCATCAACACTCCAGGACGATGAACATATCTTTTGTTAAGATAGAAGTGATTGCTAACAGTATGATAGACACCACGATGTCCTACTGGAAAATACTTTTCATCAGCAAGATACACATTAACTCCAACCTGTCCGAATGCAACCATAATTTGATTGAACTCAGCTGAAACAAGGTCCCAATTAGAATCAGGATATGCCGAACGAAGATCACCAGAACTATGAATTTGATCAATGCCTTCAGTGCATTCTTTCAAAAGCATACATCCCATAGCATCCATCGAGAAGTATCCCTTGGTAGGTTTAGCGATTACTGGTGACAGCAAT